GAGAACCAGTCGCGTTGTACTTGGTATGAGGCGCGAATCCAATAGCAGCACGACCAATTAATTTACCTAGATCCGAATCAACAGGAACTGCATTCGTTACTGTGTTAGGCTTAAACAACCAGTGCGATACTCCGTCAATCTTAGCCTTACGCAAATCCGACTTGGCAAACATCATGTCGCCCTGTAAGATTTCGTTATGATTGTTTGTAATTGAGGGAAGATATTCCAGAGCGAGCTTTAGTTTAGCTACGAGCCCAGGAGCATGACCGTGATTAACGTCGATATCTTCGTTCGTATAGTTAATCTTAGGGTCTTTGTTGAAGATAGATTTAGTGGCTACGAAAAACTTGCCTTTGTTATAGCCGTAGAAAATGCTAGGAGCGCCATCGATCTTAGTCTGATTTACAGTTTCAGGAATGCCCTTAATTAGGTCATGAAAGTAATCATTGATTTTCTGAATAGCTGCGCTCGATACATATAGCTCATCTTCGATGTGCGTGTAATGCGACTTGTCTTCTTCAGCAGAAAACGTCGTCTCGAGCACGAAACTCTTAAAACTTTTCATTTCACTCCTAGCGGGACTGGCGTACCCTAACCGCTCTATTTGTATTATTTATAAAAACATCTTGACGACACAAAGGTAACATGATATAATATGAGTGTTACGAAAGGGTCAAGTATCAGTCCGGCCTAGTCATCCACTTTCGTAACTCAGGTCCAGACTCTATATAGTTTCTAAAGTTATTTTGAATTCGTCTAGAAGACAACGTGACCAATAGTTTGTCTTCGTAAAACACTTCTAATTTGTAGTTATCTGTTTTCTTAAATTTAGCAGTAACTTTACCTTTTGCTAATTTATACGGCAATAATTTTGCTACGTCGTAGACGTTAGCACCTTCACCAATATCAACTATACTTAGTCCAGGTCTAGTTGGTAATGATTTCTTTTTGTGAACAGTATCAGTTATGGCTGGTAGTCTTTCTTGTTCTTCTTTACTAGCTATACCATCCATCACTCCTGAAAGAACTGTATCTAATCCGCCAGCCGCAACTTGTTTTTCCATTTCTTCATACATTATAGCCATAACCTGATCCCAGACACCCAAATCTTGTATTTTGACAGCTGTGACTGGTTTTTTTTTCAGTAAAAACTTTGCAGTCTTACCTGAACCTTCGATGGTTAATCCTTTTGAAAGAAAAATAGTTTCTATTTTTTTCCTAACAGTAGGTTGTAATTTTACTCCAACATACGACATAAATTTAGCAATAGAATTCAGATGAATATTTGTGGCCTGTCCGAACTGTTTAGTTCCTTTAATTTTTACTGACAACTCTAAATCGAATTTTGCTAGTTTACCAGAACCAGGAGCACCTGTATATCCTTCTCTGTATCTTGTTATGATATCAGCCTTTCTGCCTTCTGCTTGTCCGCTAATAGAAGTAGATTCAATTTCAATAAGATCTATTTTACCATTAGTGTAGAAATACCAAGCATGAGTTTTAGGTTCTGCTTTGTTTACATAACTTAAAGAGTCTTTGAAGAAAGGTCCTATCAGTGCGTCTCGAGAAAGATTTCCTGTTTTATATGCTTTTTCTAAATAAGCATAAGCACCTGTATTCAGTGACATATAACCTACAACTTTATCTCTGAAAGGTTTTCCTAAATTTTTTGCGTCGAATCGCACAATTTTATTTACTTGTTTACTTTTTTTACTAGAACTCCATTTTTCTGTAGAATTAATGTACGCTCCTACATACTCTTCGACATCTTTTGTTGTTATGTCACTATTATTTTTTTCTCTCATTACAAATCGCGCAATGATAGCAGCCTGAAGTATCGTTTCTGCGATATAACCTAACGGGATCTTTTCGCCTGGTTTTACAAGATATGCTACTGAATATGTTTCACTACTGTTTCTAACTTTAAATGTTATATCTTTTAATTGTTCTCTAGCAATTTTTTCTTTTTCAACAAAAACAAGAGTTTCTAATTGTTCTAATAGTGTATCTTTATCTATTATATCAGCAGGATGGATAAAAGTTATGTCACCCGTAGTGCGATTAATAACATAAGGAAATGGTTCGGTTTCACCAAAAATAACTATAGCCATCGCTACATATTTTCGTAGTGATGCTACATTACCAGCTTTTATTATAGGTACAGCCATATTATTCTTTCATTAATCAAAATCGGAAAATTCTTTGTAGCGATCAAAGTTGATCTTAGTGTTAAGATTCAGTTGTAATCTTCTGACTTGTTTTGGATCAGTTATGATATAGCTCGTAGAACCAGGATCTTCGAATTCGTTTTTATAAGCTATCGTTTGGATATTATTACTTTTTAACGTTCTAGCCAAATCATAGTTCGTTAGCGAACGGCCTTTTTTCTTATTAGCTTCATATTGTTTACGACTTATGATTTTATTCTGATAGAGCATGTCATTCACAACATCTGGACGATGACCACTATTAGTTTGATCATCTTCCATATGTCTAACATTACCTAATTTTAGTCTAACAGCATGATGAATAATAGCTTTACCTTTCACATTATCATCATCCATTCGAAATTTCATAAGTGATCTAGAAGCTTGCGCAGTTCCAAAGTGGGACATAGGTTTAAATTGATCAAACTTATGAGGAGTCAGATGATGAAGAATTTCGCTCTCACCTGACTGCGCTTTATATGTAGATTCAGCTATGAAATCTCTGAAACGAAGCATTATTTGCTTGGAGCCTTACGACTAATTTTAGACTGATGATCATCATCAACCCCTATTTTCTTATTAGCAATTTTAGAAACTACATTAAGACCTTTTTGTCCAAAACGTGCCTTGATAAGACGCTTACTCTTAGTAATCTTTTTAGCTAGATCGGGTTTGAGACGATCCGTACCACGATGATTAGCATCATTCCAAGCATTTGTTTGACGCTTAACAGCTGCGCGAACAGCCAATCCAGTAGAAATCTCATCTACCTGCTCGTAGTTTTCCTGGATATACTTTTCAGTTAGCTCAGGGAAATTTTCCATTACGTATTCTACGAAATGATCCATATCTAGTTCTAGATCAACTGTTTCATCTAGTTCTACAGACTCGGAAATCATTGGCTTACGGCCGTTTGGTGTTAGGATATACGACATAGTGAGTACCTTTTATTAGAGTGAAAAGTCTTATCCTATTTATAAAAAAAGGGAGGAGCGTTATTGCTCCCCCCTGACTCATGACAAAAAAGCACCTCCTTAGTCATGAGCCCGATCTTGTAATAAGGCTAATTTGACCCAAGGACTATCTGGTTTGCTCATAGCATATATTAGATAGTCTTTGTTTAGTATCACTTCAACTTTAAGATTCGTTACACCCTTATCAATGAACCCCAGTTCTCTAGCAGTACCGCGGGAAGCGTCTAATTCGCGTCCGTGAGCAAACGGACCTCTATCATTCACTCGCGCGATAACAGTCTTATTGTTTTCCGGATTAGTTAGTTTTAGGAGAGTTCCGAAAGGATATGTTTTATGTGCGACCGTTAGTCCATCTGGGTTATAGCGTTCTCCTGACGCAGTTCTTGTACCCATTTGATACCAGCTAGTTTTAGCTAGGTTAGGACTTTCGACCATAGTAGGAGCGCAGCCAACAGTTAGCAAGCATACGCTCAAAACAGCTATGATTTTAAGCATTTTTTATTTAGTTATTGACGTTATTTAGATAATTTTCCAAATCTAAGAAATTACCAATAACATTTTCGTCGATTACGATATATGGCACGCCACGAACTTCAGGATATTTTGCCTTAAAATCGTCGACCGAGATATCTTCTCCAATAATGACTTCGGTATATGACTGACGCTTTTCTTTACACAATTTCTTAGCGTTTACACACCAAAGACAATCTGGTCGGCTATAGATCATAGCGACTGGTGTGTTTTTATCATATATCGCCGTGTACATTATATAATTCTCCTGTTTTTTGACGAAAACGATATTTGTAAGCTCGTTTCCAATCACCTAATATGATACCTTGTTCGCGTCGTGCTTCTATTTCCCAAGGTAGATTAAAATAAGAACCACTACCTCTTCCTTCTGATTGAACTAATGTGTTTTTCCATTTACAATAGTTAGCATGAGTAGCAAGGTCTTTTAGATCTCCAGTTGCATATTGCTTAATATGAACTATCTCATGTGCGAGTACTCGATAGAGTATATTATCTGGAAGATGATTACACAACTCCATATCATACTCGCGTGGGCGATGATTATTATCATCCCATATCACAGAACCATAAAAGTTAGAATCTTTTAGCTTTTCTGTGATATTTATCTTAAGAGTAATGTTATTAGCCAAACGTGTGCCTAACGTATAACCTAACATCCATCTTGAGGCTTGTTTAAGTAATTTACGTTTATTTTTAGAACCGCCTCTTATTGATATTTTTGCCGAGTTTTTATTGTACTCCAAAGCGCCTGGGGTCATTGTTTTTCCCTTCTTGCTTATCGGACTATCATACTCTATTGAATCATATTCGTCAAGATCAATATTATTTATTCTATCAGAACTTGAAATTACCGAACTTAGCTTTAGGTTTACTGCGTTCACGATCTTCCATTCCAAACTTGCTATTATCCATAACAGCATCAGAGCGTTTCGTTTTGCCGCCCCGACTATCATCAATGATATCGTTCTGAGCAGAATCTTCGGTGTCAAATAGACGCATCTTAGTTCTGTCGATACCAAGCACAAATTTCTTGTTGATTGACGGATCAGCATAACGATTCTTTAGCTGCTTCACCATAACCTGACCAGCTTCATCGAGTTCATCAGTACGAACCAATGCAATCATAAAGTCAGCAGTAGCAGGCAAACCAAACGACTCAGAAGTATCTTCGAGCCCAGGATCACTTGATGAATATCCAGTTCTAGTTGTCTGAGTAGCAGACACGATAGGAACATTCTTTTCTACGGCAAGACCACGAAGCTCTTCTGCAATAGCTTTCACATAGGTATAGCTGTTGACGTTAGAACCTGTCTTGATACGAGATGAACAGCAGATATTAAGATAGTCGATATACACGATATCAGGAACGAAGTTTCGCTTTAAATTAAGTTCATTTAGCAAGTGACGAAAATGACCTACGTGCGCAGACGCAGTAGGATATTCTTTGATGATAAGCTTACCATCGGTCTTTGATTTCACCTTAGCAATTTTACTATCATACATATCCTTAGGAAGATGACCTAGATCTTCAAGAGGTACATTTAAAAGATTAGCGTCAATACGCTCTGCGATCTTTTCTTCAGCCATTTCCATAGTAATATACAGAACGTTCTTACCAAGCGTCAGATTAGCCGCAGCAAGATGACACATCATCAAAGTTTTACCAGCACCAGTACCGGCAAGAATAATGTTGAGAGATTTGCGCGATAATCCTCCTCGAGTGATAGTATTCATCAACTCAAGATCAAACGGAATCTTTTCTTCCTTACGATGATAGAAATCATATCGCTCTTCGAAATCCTCAATGAAATCGTGACCAACATGACTATCGAATGACACACCCAACGCTTCAGCAAGAATTTCTGGAAGCGAGTTCTTAGTTCTGTTCTTATCTTTACCATCAAGAATAGCGATGCTATCCATGATGGCATTATAGACTGCGCGCTCTTGACAGAAACCCTCGGTCGTTTCAAGCAACCAAGTCATATCAGAAGGTTCTGGTTCGACGAGCTCGCGAACCAGTTCCATTGAGCGCTTATGCTCTTCTTCGCTTAGATTATTGCTAGACTCGAGATCAATCCCAATCGCTTCACGAGTAGGACGATTATTGTACTTGAGCATGAAGTCGTTGATACGCTTAAATACTTGACGTTCACTCGAGTCCCCAAAGTATTCTTCTTTTAAAAATGGTAATGTCTTACGGGCGAAGTCTTCATTGTGAACCAGATTCTTTAGAATCGTTAGCTCTATCTTCATCCCCAATCCTTCCAACTTGCTTGATTAAAATATCTTGAAGAATACAGGCTACTGTGTCTTCAAAGTTTTCCTTGAGCTTACCGTCAAACATACCATCAGCCCAAAACGACTCGACAACATGATAATTAAATTTAAGCCAAGGTTCGTCGCTATCTTCAATTTCGCTAGAAACCTTTAGATTTTCGTAGTGAAATACTACGCCTTCAAATTCGCCATCGTCAATTCTAAAGCAAATGAATTTGGGTACATCTAATCTCTCAACAGTAGTATAGCGCGGAGCAGCTGGATTGTCAATTACTTTCATGATCAGGTGCCTTAATAATAACTCTAGGGTCAAATCTTAGGATACCGAGCGTGAAATTCTCAGCAGCATCTTCTGCGTATCGCAATGACTTATTAGGAAAAGTGCGATACTCGATGAGTTCATTATCCTCATAGAACTCTACGCCGTATGTGCCATTATCCAATATGATAGTGGCAGTCTTACTCTTGTCGTCACTCCAAAACTCACTCAGCGTCATCATTGTCTCCTGTTTCATCGAGTATCGCTCCATGTGAAATAGAATAGGTTTCCTTAATATATTTTGCGAAATCAGTTTCTTTAAACATTTTTAACCAGAACTCTTTATTATCTACAATATCTGCTGCGCGCATACTCGGCGCATGCACTTCACCTGTTTCTTTATCGACTGTTGCATACCAACCATTCTTTGGTTTTACAATATAACCACCATCAATAGCAACATCAAGCAAACCACTCCAGCGGTTAATACCGCCCTCGAATGATACGGTGATTGGAATCTTTGACTTTTCTCTGACATATCTTGATTTCTCCACGTTAATTACAAAGTGATAACCTTGTATACCATCAGCGTCCTTATCCTGCTGACGACCAAGGATCCAAATAGCGTCTGATGAATAATAGGAACCAGTTCCACCCCCAACGATATCCTTTGGATACAGACCGATTTCCTTATATGTATGATTGACAACGACCATAGGAATATCGCGCATCGTTAGATATGGAGTAACCATACGGAACAACGACTTGAGCTGCTTCGCACGAGACATATCTGCTACAGACTTTTCATTAAGAGCGTCTTCGACTTCTTTCTTTGAAGCAAGATTACCAATTGAGTCGATGATAATCATAACGCGATCAGTACGTTCGATATTGGTCAGCTGTTTCATGATATCAAACTTGAGTTCTTCGACATCCATGATAGGCGTATGAACTACTCGGTCAAACGCAATACCAAATGTATTGAAATACGATTGAGGTGTACCGAACTCAGAATCGTAGAACAGGATAACTCCGTCATCATACTTCTTGAGGAATGCTGACGCAAGAAGCAATGCGAAACCAGTCTTAAAGTGCTTAGAAGGACCAGCAAGCATAGTTAGTCCTGGAGTAATGCCACCATCTACAGAACCCGATAGCGCCACGTTAATCATAGGCACAGTAGTTGGAATCATGTCTTTCTTAGTGAAGATCTTACTGTTTTCTAACGTAGCCGTGAACTCGATTGTACTATTCTTAATCAACTTATCTTTTAGTGACATATCACTTTCCCTTCTCAAAAAGAACCAATCTTTCAACATGATTATAGTATACTCCAGATATCAGTAATTGTCAAGACGTTTTTTCAATAGTGACGGGATCCCAGAAATCACCATTCGTCTGGACTGCGTCTAGCTTATCGACTTCGAGTCGTAGATTCTTACTTGCTGCTATGATAAGCAATACGGCTAGTGGATCAATGACCAGCACCAGCAGCATAATCATAATGCGAATCGCCGACTCCAAGTCCTTTTCGCTATCAGCGCCGTAGAGCATCTCAGCGACGTAACGAATAGGACCAACCTCATTCTTCAGCGTTCGTGTAGCCTTAAGCAATGGTGTTTTTTCATCAAGTAGCTTTTCTATAGTAGCCTGAGCATCTTTCATATCAGCTGATATACCTGCGCGCTCGGGTTTCTGTTGATTACGCAATTGCAAAGCTGTCTGAGCGCGATTATTCTTATTGATAATAGAATCAATCGCAGTATCTAATTGCTTTAGTTGTTGCTCCGCTCGCGTGATACGCGTGCGCTCGCGCGTGATGCTACTATCTATTCGTTCTATCTTAGCTGATATATCACCACTCGGTGCGACTTGGTCTAGATGAGCTTTCGACAGAAATCCAAAGATTCCCATACTCGTAATGAGCATAAGCACCAGAAGCGCACTAGTAAAGTATGCTTTCATTAGGAACGGAACGTATCTCCAGTTCCTGTATAACCATGATGCGAGTACGATCTTACCTATTTCTAATGTTCCACCAAGGATAACAATAGCCCAGAAAGCACCAGCGAATATGGATGTTAGACCAGTGACAGAATACCAAGCAGCTACGACGGAGAGTGCTATCCCCGTCGTCATAATAAGTGCTCTGTCGAAACTAAACGTCATAGTCCTCGTGTGGTTCTAAGAACCTTATCTAACATCTCCTGACACTTCTCAGTACGATTCGGCCAATAGATATATTCTTTCTCTGCTGTCTTGATTAGATTATTCAGCAGAGGTACGATAATGCTTTCGAGAACCTTGATCTTATGAGCCAGCTCATCTTCCTTAGCAGTAAGAGCATCACCCTTAGCATTTAGTTCTTGCAACACATCGTGCTTGATTTCGTGCTCATCGACTCCAGTGAAACCAAAATCGTAGTCGGCGTATTCAGCAGGTACTTTAATTGCCATTAGAAAAAATCCTCTAGTGTGCTCTGCTTCTCAGAGCACCAGTTAATCGTATCGAGAATAGCATTTAGCGGAGCCATGAATGCTTTTTCGAACTGTGTATCGTAATCAATATATTCGTCTAGGTTAAACTCCGACGGAAGAGTCGAGAACGCAGTAATCACATTGTCTCGTAGCGGATTAGGCATCTTGAGATAAGAGAATCGTACTTTCTCACCATCTTTGATTAGCTCATATTTCTTCTGAAGCTTGAGTTGCTTGATTTTGTTATTGTATGTCAGAGCACCGCGAACATGAATCGGAACACTCTTAGTTTCATTTTTATATTTAGCGACGTCTTGAACAGAACGTGGGAATGCGATCTCTTCGAACGATAGCTTATAAAATTTAGTTCTAAACTCAGCAATGAACTCGTGAAGCTTTTCTTCTGGCTCATTCATGATAATGGTGAGCGCATTCTTAATAGCTTCGCGACACACAGCAGGAGTCGAAGACTTTACTGCTTCGATACCTAACATCTTTAGTTTTGGTTTAGCATAGCGCACACCTTCAGAGTCATGAACGTTGAGGATATAGCGTTTCTTGGCAGTCCAGATACCACGATCAGCGATAACCTCACGCTTCATGTTCATTTTTTGTTGGAAGGCAGACATACGGTCAGCAAGATCCTGATAGATCTCTGCAATGACTGGTTCAATTTTATCGCTAGCCACTTTATCCAGAAAGTTAACGATCTTTTCTTTAAGTTCCGGAGTAATTCCCTCTGTTTTAATTCTTTGTCCAAAGACCATATGAACAAGTTTGTCAAAGCTGATATAAAGCGAATCTGTATCCGATGCAATAACATAATCGTAATCTCCTGTTTTCAATAGCTTATTGAGATACTTATTCATTTCAGATTCAGCCCAACGAATTGAGAGCTGACCACCAAGAGTAATAGCAGTTGCCTGATCAATGTCAAAGAAACGGAAATGAGGATTACCGATAGCGCCGTAAGCTGAGTTCAGCTGAATCTTTTTAGCCATTTGCATATTTTTGTATCGGGAAATATCATTATATGATTGCTTAGAGCTAGTAGCCTCGTGCTCCTTTTGAGCAGCAATCATCTTATCTTTATACACTACGCGATCATTATACATACGCTCCATTATTTCTGGAAGGAATCCTTGCTTATTTTTCTTGAAGAAACAACCATTCGCTGCAAGCCCATATCCATCAGGCACATCTGGGATATGTCCATCAAGCAACTCATCAACAGTAATGTTAGTCTTGACAGTACGACCACGATCGTCACGATACAGAGTTTCGGGGCTGATATTATACTGCATGATAAGATGCGGATACAGACTGTTCAAGTCGAAAGACATCACCCAGTCATATCCACCAGGCTTAGGTTCCTTAACGTGAGCACCAACATATGCTTCATCTTTAGCGCCGCCTCCTTCGATAGGAACTGCAATCTTTTGCTTATGTAGATGGTTGTGAATGATAACGTCCCACATACGAACTTGTGTGAAGATATCTAGCAGCGTCACCTTCGCGTCGTACGCGAGCGCGAGAGCCATATCAATAAGCTTCATCTTATCATCAAGTTTCTCAACAAGCTCAACGTCTCGAATGTTATAGTCGATGAACTTTTGGAAATCCTTGATATAGAAATCATGCAGTGAGTCGTACTCGGAATAATCTAGCTTACGTTCACCAAGCTCAACGAAACCAATATGGTCGAGACGATAGTTTTCCTGTTGAGTGTAAGTGAATTTCTGATACATCTCAAGATAATCAAGAGTCGCAACACCAGCGATAGTGTATACGTTTTCTTCTTTGCCGTACTTACGTTTCACTCTGCGATCAGTAAAGAAACGCCACGGACTGAACGCTTTAGTCGCCGACTCACCAAGAATCTGATTCATACGACGCACAAGATATGGAATATCGAAGAACATGATATTCCATCCAATCACTACGTCTGGATATCCGTTACTCCACTCGCTCAGAAACTTAGTCAATAGTTCCTTTTCGTTATTGCACTGATAGTAATAGACGTCATTGCGCGAAGGCACATAATCATGATACGCCCACACATAATACATTCCATTTTTTCTGAGAGTTATCGCTGTGATTTCTTGCGCCGCTACGTCCGCGCTCGGGAAACCATTCTCCGAGCTCACCTCGATATCGATATTCGCGACGTTGATAAGGTCGCGGTCATACATGATTTCGTTAGGATACTCCTCGTTCAGATAGGAGTAAAGGAAACGAGGCATCCCATATATCTTAAAGTTGGTGATATCTTGATACTGCTTAATGAAATCTTTTGCTTCACGCATCGACAAGAATTCGACAGGATCCAAATTGTTTCCACGAATGTCTTTCCACTCAGCGTTCTCACGCTTAGATGGTAGATACATCGTTGGCGTATAGGGGATCTTTTCTTCGAAAGCTCGGCCGCGGTCGTAACCGCGAACGAGAATGTTGTTACCGTGCTCTACTGCATTTGTATAGAATTTTGACATAGCTTATAGTACCATAAAACTAAACAGCTGTCAAGATTCCTTTCTTAGGAAGCACAAGCCCCGAACCGAAATTTATATTATATGCGTCTTCGATTTGACTATCCGGTTCGTATGTGAACATAACATTACGAGGATCTAGAATAATCTCCTTAGTACGGGCCATCGGGATGAAATCTACTAGAGCCATTTGAGCTTTTCCGCCTGGACCTGGATTTAGCATTACTGCTGCTGGTTTAATCACCTTAATCATATTGCCAGCAACGCCAACTTTGCCTACGATTTCATCGCCGTTAAGCAAACGCAACATCATGACAGTTGTATTATGATTCTCATCATTCATATTCATAGGATTAATATTCATTTCACTTCCTTACTTCGCCACGCCTTGAATCTTTTCCTGTCCTCTAGACCAAGCTGCAATACCAAGAACAGCACCCATAGCTAAGTGGAATAGACCAGCGCCTTGCAGCGTGAGTGGATTCCATTGAGTGATAGGTTGTTTAGTAAGCACTTGCACAACGTTCCACATGACTGGGAATACGGCCATATCAAGGCAACAAATGACCATATAACACCAACCCATTGCAGGACGCCATTTCTTCACCATCCAGTCTTCATTCTGCTTTGCGTTTTCCGCTTCCCACTGTTTTTTTTCTAGCTCAATCTTAGCAAGCTGTGCGGCTTCAGATAATTGTTGCGCAGCAGGAATAGAAACGCGAGGTGTATTGTCTACGAATGTTGAAGGAATTGTAGCCGCAGCACCTTTAGTAGCAGCTGGAATCATATCCATCGCAGGTCTGGCTGTAACTGGTTCTTCGTCTGGTGTACCGAACTTAGGCATAATATCTCCTTATGAAAAGATTTCTAGTGCTGCTTCATAATGAGATTTGCGGTCTTCAAGACCTATCGTTCCACCATTGATTTTCTTAGTTACAGTTAGGATATCACCTTTGTCCGCATACTGATTGAGTTCTCTTGAATCCCAGAACCAACCAGCTGACCATGCTGCGCCTTCTTCTGTGCTGAGCCATTCTGTTGCTTCTTCTAAAGGCCATGCCATATCAGCCGCAAAAGCTTCATAGTTGGATTTGCCGGTCAATTGGATAAGCCCGCGACCACAGTAACGATAACCGTCTCCAGATGCTTCGTCACCATTACCCATGCGATTAGCATATACGCGATTAGCAATCTTAGCTGGATTTTTAGCAAACGCTGAAGTATCTACTCCGCGAAAATACTTAGGGAAAATTACTTTAAGACGATCAGCAGAATAGTTAAGATTTTCTTTGATAGTTCTTAGTCCACCACTTTCGTGCCCGATTTGTGCAAGGAACATCGAGATACGTTGTTTGTTGTTGATTTCATAGAACGCCATTACATCATTCAGTGGTTCTACGAACTTATTGATGATGTCTTCGTTTGTGTCTTCGAAGAAATCGTTTAACTGTTCGAATGTAACTAACGCCATAGAAATTCCCCCTTTGCGCTATTTATATCTTGGGTGTTGACATAGCTTGTATCGCAAGATAATGAATCTCGTATCTATTAATACCAATATCGGCAAGTTCTCTATCTGTCAAACTATTTAATTCGTTAACAACAGTATAATATCGACTTGTTCTTTTAAACCATTCTAGCATGCGTGTCTCCTGAAACAGATAAAGCGGGCTAGTTTTCCAGCCCGCTGCATCACAAATAAATCAAGGGGTTATATTAGTCGATGTTGATTTTCTTAGGTTTCTGACTTTCAGGAATAAAGTTTTCCAACCAGACCTTTAGAATACCATTGACAAGCTCAGCGTTATTTACCACTACAGTATCAGCAAGAGTGAATGTGCGATTGAACGCACGCTCTGCGATCCCCTTATAGAAGTAATATTCTTGCGCTTTATCCATATCACTGGCATCTTTAGTCTTACCAGCAATAGTTAGCTTACCACCATCAAGAGTTAACTCGATGTCTGTTTTAGCAAAACCCGCTACAGCCATTTCGATAACATACTTATTATCGTCGACCTTTTTGATATTGTATGGGGGATACCCAGGAAGGTTCTTACCGATACCATCCAACTGCGATGAAAGCAGCTTGAATGTTTTGTCGAAACCGACAGAGAAAGGATCAAAAGCGGCGAGTTGTGCGTAGTCGTTCTTAGTCATGTTATAGCCTCCTGTTAGGCAAGGTTAAATTATGTGACCCCGAGGGCATCACGATTTTATTTATATCGACTATTCTACGGTACGTTTCTTACCGATATTATATTTTGCTTCTAATTTCCACTCATGCTTTTCTTTATGAGCTATAATCTTAATCTGATTGAGTGGAGCAATAATTTCTGATGTGCGTACATCATCAACAATATCAATCAACTCCCATTCGGCGAGCAGATTTGTTATCGTGTTGCGACGAGCCTTATCTTCATCAGAAAAGTTTGTAGGTTTACCATCAAGAGCAAACAGTTCCTTGAAGTGAACGATATAATAACGTCCCTGTTTATGCAAAATATGGCATGATTGAAACAATACCTTATCGCGTCGAGAAGCGACTCCGATACGAGTTAATGTTTCGCGAATTTTTAGGAAATCTTCTGTTGATCGTAGCTTGATTTCAACCATATTTTCAACCGACGCATTCATCCTTTTCCACCTTTGTCGAGAGCTCTCTCGATCATGGTTAACTGGTCATCGGTTAATACGCGCATAGCTTGTTCCGCTTTAGCACGACCATAGCCAAAATACTCCATGATCATCTCAACGGCTGCGTCAGGTTCTTGCTTTTTCCACTTTGCGAACCTTTTACGCTTCCGCAAAGTATTTAGTAAATACTCGTACTGCTGTTTATTATCCAGCTGCGGTCGCATATTCATTTCGTTCGCGTAGAGAATCGAGTCCTGATGATAAGAAAGCGAACGATTCGTCAGATAAGGTTTATATCCTTTTTCCGAAAGCTCGTCGTTCTCCGACCCTCTCATCAGGTTCTTTTTAGAATAGCTGACACTATCGACGTAGGTGAACGGATTGCTCATATATTCCCTATAATATCAAAGATAGATTGAGACGCAAGCTTATTGTACTTGAATCTCACAGTCACCGGTATCTTTTTATTCCCAGCAAACACCGATGGCTTAGACCAGTCGATAGTCACGTTAGGAAAATTATCATCCCAATCTCTAAAGATACTTTCATATCGTTCTGGTGAGATATCTACGTAGTCCTGAGAGTCGTTCGACGTTGCAAGCCTTTTCAGCTTTACATAAGCCTTTCCCTCGCGCGCGAGTTGGAGATAAAAGTCAACGTCTTCGAACAAACCAATACGATCGTATCGAGCAGACTTTACTCTATCCGTATAGTGTAGCACGAACTTGCTCAGTCCACCAGAGTAATCTTTATCCGTATTGGAAAAGGCTCGTGGGTGATCGCTAATCATCGCCAAGTTATTATAGCGAGTGAATAGCTTCATAGCCTTCTTATAGAAAGCTGAAAAATCTTCAGCAGTAGCAGGTTTATTCGTGCATACACCATCTTCGTATCGTGCGAACTTGCAGTCGTCGTCAACCATCACAAAAAATGGTTGATTAAGCGACACAGCACCATCTAGGATGATCTGTCGCTTTTCTGCGATAGGCTTATCATGTCCCATGAGAACGACGTTAGCTTTGAGAGCATCAGGCAGTGAGTCGTAGGTCGTAGTCACTAAGCCACGAGTAGGAATGTAGATAGGGATCACTTGAATTCACAATCCATCATGATTTGTGTCATACAGGCGGACATATTGATTTCTTGGTCCACCACGAACGCAGCCTTATACTGATAATCCGCGAGCGCGAGTACGAGCGCAGGAATAGACTCGGGCTTGAGGATAGCACTTGCTGCATCATAAAGCCTACGGAACAGAACGTTCACGTCCATACTTGCGTTCTGTCCGACCCACTTACGCATATTCTCAAACTCGCGAGCCTTGAGATACTTAACGAGCTCTTTGATTTCTACGTTGTCAACTGAAGCAAGAATGCCGGAGTCGATGTTACCAGAAGCTGCATAACGCTGCAACTCATTGAGAACACGACGCCAGTCAGGAAAGTGCTTCATGATAACTTCAGCAAGAACTTTCTTATCGTATGTCACGTTTTCCTGATCCAGGATCCCGCACGCACGCGAGAGGAATTCCTTAGCGAGCGTAGCCTTTTCTTTATTACCAATTTTGAACTCGATTACAGAGCAGCGAGAATGCAAAGGATCGATGATACGATTGATAAAATTACATGTAAGGATAAAACCACAGTTAGACGAGAACTCTTCCATAAAATTGCGAAGAGCAGGTTGAGTGGAATTAGCGTTAAGGTAATCAGACTCATCAAGGATAACATACTTTCTGCCGCCGCCGAACGATACGGTTGCAGCAAAGTTTCGAATATCGTTGCGAAGAGTGTCGATATTTCCATTCATAGATCCGTTGATAATAATGTAGTCGGCGTCGATTTCATCAAGCATAGCACGAGCAACAGTAGTTTTGCCAACACCTGCTGTTCCACTCAAAAGCAGATTAGGGATATTGCCGTCGTCTACGAATTTCTGAAATGTGTTCTTTAAGTTATCAGGCAGAACACAGTCTGCGATTTTATGAGGACGATACTTTTCAACCCAAAGGAATTCTTCACGCATGTCAGCTCCATATCAAAAGTAGGAAGGGGAGCCGAAGCTCCCCTATTATTAGTCACCGTACTTGCTGCCTTGCTCTGTAGCAATCCAGTATTCCACGTCCCCAGTCTTCGACTTGAAATGCGAAATACCCTTAGCAGAAACGCGCACCTCGTACTCTCGATTAAGAATCTTAAGATTATCAATCTTGAAGACCATACGATAGTTTGCAGCAGCTTCACCAACCTCATACTCGAAAGTATTAGAACCTTCGTTCTTTGAATCGAGCGCAGTAAGATACGCCTTGCCGTTCTTGCCGACTAGACCAAGCTCAGGTAATCCAAGCACACCAGCGGCACGCAATGCGCTCTGCAACGCACCAGCCTCAAGCGTGAATGAAATTTCCGTAGAAGGAAGATTGATTTCCTTAGCAGGAGGAGACTGGATAAGGTCGCTCTTCGCATAACGCAGAGTCGTTCTTGCCTTGCCGTTGCTAATAACGACAGACTCAGAACCAAAGTTGAGATCGGGATCTTCGAACATAGACACAGTGCTGATAAACTGTGAAAGGTCGTAGATAGCGAACTCTGTAGCAATACTCTCGCTAAGATTAGCCTTAGCGAGAACAGTCTTTTGCGGACTTACAGTCTTCTGAACATTGCCAGGCTGGAAAATAAGCGATGGATTAATCGCAGCAAAGTTCTTGAGGATTTCAGTGGTTTCTTTAGATAGCTTCATCATATTTACTCCTATCATTCAATAGTATCATAGTTTAGGGAGATTGTCAAGTCACTTCTTAGCGATCTTACGAGGCATCGACGATTCGTCGGCAGTAGCACCAGCACCAATCTGTGCGAGGTCGATAAGCGAACCGCCGAACACATACGTACCAGTATGCTGCAACTTCATCCATGGACACAACCAAGTCTTGACGTTGATATCCCACATCTTCTGGCAGAACCAATAATCTTCGGATAGATAACGCTTTGACTTGGCATCGACTTCAGCCTGGAAAGCCATAAGGATTTCACGAGTACCATCAAAATGTTCTGTACGAACATGATCAGGCAGATACATGTACTGAGGATACGCAGCCTGGAACTTTTCCAACGCAGAACGCTGGATAATCATAAAGCCTGTTCCACCCTCAAGAACTTCGACAGGTTCGTCGAGTGGGATAGAACCAGTGCCTTCCTTGGGATTGAAAACGTAGTCGCCAACGTACTTCTCAAGATTCTCAGGATTCTTGTCGGCGAAACCCTTATCGACTGCGCGTACGATCTTTTCCCAAGCGATACACTTCTTTGGATACGGACCACATACGATTTCTTTATCCGTGCCTTCGGCAGCAATCACCGACAACGCGATAACGTCATTGGGGTCAAACCCAATGTCCGAGTCGATGAACATGAGATGAGTGCAGTCTGAGCGAAGGAACTCGTCCACAAGATAGTTTCGCGCACGAGTGATCAACGATTCATTGAACAGATAAAAGAAACGAACATCCATACCATACTGGGCAGCCATAGCCGAAAGGTCGGCTGTAGATTTGCAATACTGTCCGCCGCAGATACCGCCGTACATAGGTGTCGCTATGAAAATCTTTTTCTTGCGTAGTTCTTCAATTGATACTGAAATTTCCATTGATGCCATAATTTACTCCAAAGTGATGTTATTATATATGCTCACATTAGAGCA